GAACAAAGCTGCTCATAATCGGTTTAGTGCTAGCCGCAACTGGCATGCTGCTCGTCATCGTTGGATTCTCAACAACACACGTCGCCCTGCAACCCGGAACATTCAGGACCATGGAAACCCAGGGCTCACCAACACCCGCAGCATGGATAATCCTTGCCAGCGGGCTACTACTAACCGCTATCGGGTTCGGGAAACGCGTACTCTCCGCAATCGAAAAGTAGTAACTACTCCCGCAATCTGGGAACAAACATCAAAGCCTCAGAACCAGGCTGATCACGGTACTTCTCAGCAGCACGCCCGCGCGCCGTAGTCGCATGGCAACGAATCGGCAACCCAGCATCAAAGCGCATCTCATTAGCCGCATCAGTGCAAACCGAAAGAGGCCCGCCACACTTCGGGCACAACCCATTCCGGTAATACTGCAACGCCAACATCACCGTCTGCTCAGCGTCATCCCACTCAACCTCAGGGCGCGAAGAAACCAGCACACCCGCCCGATACTCATGAACAGTTGCGGGCTCCCACCCATGAAACCGCTTCAACGAAATACCCAGCGAGTGCGCAGCCTCTACTTCTGCTCTGAGTCCTGGATCATCCTGAATGCGCTTAGCGAAAAAGGGACATCATTTCGCCCCGCATTCACACGCATAACAGCCAACACGAAATCCTCGTACTGGCTGTTTGTCATGTCATCCGCGAGCGCATCCCACTCCTTCGCGGGATCAAATGGCAGAACCTCACCAGCGGCATTCTCCACACTGACAATGGACTTCGGCAACGCCTCCACCATCAACGCTTCCACGTTGTACCCATAAGACTTGTCCAACGCGTTACCCTCACGTGGCGCATGAGCCGCAACAAGATCAGACCAAGCACCACGCGGCATCCCCCGAATCAGGAACGTCACCGACGCGGCCTTCATCTCTTCCTCGATGTCGGATACCTTCTGAGCAAGATCCTTCACGGGACTATTCAGGCGAGCATCAGCCAAGGACTTATTGCGGGCCTCGTTGAACTCAGCCTCAGCCGCCTCATGCGCAGCTTTCAAATCGCCATCAAGGCAAAACTTCACACGCGTCTCAGGGCGCTTAACAGTCAAAGTCATTACTACTCCAAAGTCTTTTAGCGGGACGAGTGGGACGTGGAACCTGTTCGCCCGCGGTCCCACAACACACGGGCGAACAGGTGGCATAGCTACGCGACCGTAGTCGCGCTGATCTTCACGCCGGCACGAACAAAAAGCTTCTGGCCGATCTTGAAAACAGAGTTAGCCTCAGGAGGCATCTCGTTGTACTCACCCGGCGTCACCGGGTAAATCGTCACCTTCTGGCCAGTAGCCAAAGCAGTCGTGTACGGCAGGCCAGTGCGGACCACAACAAACAGGTTCGCGCCAGGGATCAGCGTGTCCTTCGCCTTGTTGTACAAGGTCTCGTTCGCCGTGTTCGTGTTGTCGATGTACTCGACCTCAAGACCACGCTGCGAACGGCCCTTCTGCTCATACGTCTGAGTCGTGCAAAGACGCTCATCCGTGATGACCTGCTCAGACAGCGACGGCTTCCAACCACCAGCAGTCAAGTAGCAAGAAATGTCCACCGAAGACACAGCATTAAGCTCCGTCGCGACCTTCGGGGCAGACGTATCCGCGATAGCAGTGACAACCTTCACAAGGGTCATGCCATCAGCGGGTTGTGCCGGAATTTCAGCCATTTAGCTTTCCTCTTTCTTAGGCGCCCGAATGGGCTGAACATTGAACTTCGGCGGACGCGGAGCATGCCACGCAGGGAACCTGTCAGACTTCACAGGAACCAACGAACCATCCGCTATCCGCCAATCCGAATCAGGCACATCAAACTCATGACCTGACGTTGAATCCTTCACACGGACAAACATGGAAACCCCTCTCAGGGCAAAGAAAAACGCCCCACAAGGAGGCGCAAATTACGGGACCTGAGAACCTGTCAACACCCAATCAAAAGGCTGGTACAACGGATTCTCAGAAGTGCCAGGGATCGTGACATCAAGGTCAGGTTGGATAGGTTGCTCGTTCGGAACAGACTCAATCGTGCCCAGCGACCAGCCGACAACCACCGGGCGTTTACCCTCAAGGCAATTGGTGAGCTTCTGCGCAACAATCCGCACAGACGCACCAGTCAAACCCACAACCATGGTCCTGGAACGAAGCTGACGCGAATGCACCGTGCGCGCATGAGAACGACCAGACACAGCCGGGAAATTCGTCAACACAAACACATAAGGGAACGATGGAGTCGCTGGCACCTTGTCCTTATAGACAGTGAACCCAGCAAGCAGTGACTCAAACCCATTAGCCAGAGCATCACCAGTCATAACCGGCCCGCCCACTTCACAGCCAACGCCTCAAGCGCAGACACAGTCCGGGGTTCCTCGTTACGCAACGGCTTATCAATATCACCGCTACCACCACCCCGGCTCGTGCCGAAATAGTAAATATTCCCCAACGCGCCACCACGCCGGCCCTTATCCGGCCCACCCACATAACGAACCACGCCCGGAGAATAACGAGACTCATAAGTGATCGAACCAGCCATACCCTTGAAATGCTCCGAACCTGACACATCAGCCTGCATCTCCGTCTTAATGTTCTGCATACCCTTCTTCAGGACAGCATCAACATCCTCAACCGCAGACCCAGCAATCCGGCCAAGGTTCGAAGCAAGACGGCGGACTTCCTCAACACCATCACTCACGCCGTCACTTCCTCAACCCGTGTACGCTGCGCAGTCGCCCCCGTCTTATGGAAAGGCTCAGTCACCCGAAACACCCGCCCAACAAGCTGAGGATCCAACACAGCACCGATGATCGTTACTACGTCGTCCACCTCAAACACGCCAGCAGCGACCGGCGTATCCCACCGCGTATCCTGCACCGTATATTGGTGGCCTCCCGCTTCCGGGTTGCTCGACTGGGCTAGTGTCTGCTGAATCTTGCACGGACCCGTATACATGAGCGTCAAGCTAGCGGTTACTTTGCCGTCCACATCCGTCACCGGCTCACCAGGACGATGCACCGTACACGTATCCAACATCAACGCCTCAGCAGCAGAACGACCCGCGAAAACGGCGCCAATCATGCTCATGGCGCACCCCAGGGACTAATCGTGAACGCATCGCCAGTTGAACCAGGCAGCAGCTTCGACCAATCGTCATCAGACAACTCAGGGCCACCACCAGGAGTGCCCTGAATCCAGGGGTCCTCCTTGGTTGAATAGTCATCAACTGAAACCGTTCTCGACTTGAGCCCCTTCGGGTTATCAAGGTGTCGAATGATCGCGACACTGATGACACGCTTCAAAGTGTCAAGAGAGGGTCGCCCCGCTAGTATCAGCTCTGCAAGGTTAGGGATCCGCTCGGCAATCTCAGCCTCAATGTCACCGATCCAAACCCCCACGCGAGTCAGTTCCGGGCCGGAAAGCGTGCGGTCATAACGATCCTGAACATCAGTAGCAGTTGCATAAACCATGACCGCACACCCCCTTACTTGACCTTGTAACCAGAATCAACCAGCGCGTCCACGATGCTGTCAGGAACCGTGGACTCAATGCCGGATGGGCCGATAACAACTTTGTAGCCCTCGTCTACCGGCTGGACTTCTTCCTTGACATCAGATGTCAGGACGACCGGAGTTTCCTCCGGGACCTCAGTGACGGCCTCAGCCGGAACAAAAGGCACTTGCGCCGGAGTTTCCTCCGGCATTGGCGCGGAATTTCGACGTGCAACCATGCGGCTACCCCTCTCGGTTAGGAAGCGTTCTGGAACTTCACGAACGAGGCAGGATCATTGACGAGGAAGCCGTACTCAGCTTCGGCCAAGATCGCAACCAAGTTGTTCTCGAACAGCGACGTGAGAACACCATTGATGGTTACCGTCGCCTCAGTCGAGACACGGTAAGAGATGCCACCAACAACGCCCCAAGCCGCCTGCGACCAGTCACCAGCGAACCCGTAGGTCTTGGATGTGGAATCGTAGATGCCATCGCCGATGTACGCCTGACGCCCCAGGAGGCGACCCTGACGGATCGGTCCGGCAGTCTCGGTGTACGGAGCCTCGGTGAACAGAGGACGACCCGCAGAGTCCTTGGAACCGTTCAGAACCGGCTCGAACCGGTTGTCGAAAGCCCAGCCGTTGAGGCGCTTGCCAGCGTTCACCAGCGTGGAAAGACCAGCGTTCAGGTCGTCATACACGGCAGTGAAAGCCGGTGCAGTGCCCGTGAACTCCTGGGTGCTGGAACCCGTAGCAAGGTTCGTAGCGAACGGGGAAGCAGTGCCATACAGGGCAGCAGCGTCGAACGCCACAGCGAACGCCTCAGCGATCTGCGGACGAATCAGATCAATGTAACCACCAGGGTTAGCGCGAAGGACTTCCTCAGAGACAACCGCGATAGCGGCAATCTTCTTCGGATCCATCGTCTTGAGCGCCATAGAACCCTTAGAGGCGGGCTTCTGGGCACCTTCCGACACCCAGCCGGCAGACATCTTCCCAGTAACAACCGGGATGGACTGACCGGAAGCGCCAAGCGGCACGCGGGGGACAAGCTGCTGAACCACAGAGGTCTTCGCGGCCTGCTCAAAAATAGCCGCCGACTTTTCCCGGTCAATGAAACCGGAAAAATCGGAAAGCTTAGTTGCGGCGGTAATCGCCATGACAGTCTCCTAAGAGGAAAGGGGGCCTAGTTCAGGCCAAGCTTGTTTTTGAGTGCGTCAAGCAGCGGATCACTGCCCAACGCGGGATCGCCCTTCGGACCCTGCGAAGGATCCGGCTTTGGGGATGTCGGCGCGTTCAACCGGGCCAGCAGAAGATCAGCCTTCGCGGCTACAGCTTCTTCCGTGTCACCGGTCAGGAACTCAACCAGATCCGCAGGAACGCCCTTAGAAAGGGCCACCGTATTGCGGATATTCTCAGTGCGCAGCCTTGTCAGCTCTGCAGCAGATTCGTTCGCCGCGTTCTGAGCCTTCTCAAGGTCAGACAGCTTCGCGTCCTCAAACGCTTTCAGCTTCGCAGCAAGATCGGCATTGGCTTTCTCAGCAGCTTTGCGGGCATCGCGCTCCGCTTGCAGTGCTTTGATACCGCTGTCGCCAAGTTCCTGGGTGGTAGTAGGTTCAGCCTCGGTAGTAGCCGTGGCCTCAGTGGTTGTCGCTTCCGACATTTGTTTGTCCTCCGTCGCGGATGGAAAAACCCCAGAGCATCGCGCCAAGGGGAAGAATGAAATGGGCTAGACAATCCAGCCGTACAGTTTCAGAAGCCGCTTAGCGTCAGCGGGATCCTTAGCTGTGGAGTAAATCGTTTCGGGCATCAGGCGCGGTGACTTGAGACGCCTATACTTCGAGCCGTTGCGGAATACGCCCTGCTCTTTGATGTACTGCGCTTGCTGCATCTGCCAGTAAGCGTGACCGCGGCGAGTCGTGCCCTCAGTGGTGTACTTGATGTTCTGCCCGTTGACCTGCGCCGGCCTTACAGCGCCCTTACGCCGGTAAGCGTTGATGAGCTGGTTTGTGTCGGCACCGTCACGGAACGCCTGCCCGTTGGCTTTGGAGCCCAGAATGCGGTCTTGCTCAGCCTCGGAAAGGCCGTCAAGGTACGCTTTCGGATCTGTCCGCGCATCATCGCCCGTGTCCTCAGTGGACGGAACGTTGCGGCAATCACAGCCAGGGTGACGATTGAACGCCTCAGACTGCCAGAAGGTCTTACCCGCAAGAATCACGCAACGCCCACAAGACGGCGGATTCAACATCCGAGTCCACGTCTTCACCCTGCGCGCACCACCAGAAACCTTCTCCGCAGCACGCCCAGTATCCGACAGCATCGTCCCCGACGCTAGCGTTAGATGCCTACCGCCCCTTGCAAGCGCCTCTGCAACATCAAGCCCTTGCGCCATCGCCTGTTTCGCCTGGATAACAGCCCCGTAAGCCATCGACGCAACCGGCAAACCATCACCAGCCACACCAACAAACCGGGAACCAGCAGACACATACACAGGACCAGGGGCGGCATCACCAAGAACGTCAGGCACATAACCCAACGCCCCATCAGCAACCCGCTCCTGAGCCGTGAACAACACAGCCAACAACGCTGGCTCCAACCGCGCATAAGACGCATCAAAATCCGAACCCATACGCCGCCACTGCCGAGCAACAGCAGAAACTGCAGCACCTATCTCCGCACGCTGAAAAGCAGCGTAACTAAGCGCCGCCTCCGGAACCGTCTGTAACATTTACCGGCTCCTTCGAAGCAACCTGGGCAAGATACGGATCCTGCATCTCAAGGACCCGGTAATCACGGTCGCGATCCTTCTTCGCTTGCGACCAGCCCAGCTCGTCCTGAACAGACTCGCGAGCAATCACGCCCTGACCATTCGCGTAAAGCTTCGTCAGAGCATCAGCCTTCTGCGCGAACGTAGGCGTGCCGGCGTCGTACCACTCGGTCTTGATCTGATTAGCCAACGGCCACGCGCCGGTACGGAACCGCTCAGCGATACCCATAACCCAAGCCCAACCGTCACCCCACGACGCAGCTTTGCCCTCGGCGTTCAGCACCAACCGCGACTCATCAGCCCGGATAGCGCCCTCAGCAGCCGGGTTAACCGAAGTCTGGCCAAGATAACGGGTAGGCAAACCCGTCACAGAAGCGACCATCTGCGCGTAATGGCTGACGGTTTCGTGGAAGTTCTTCATGTCCGCGCCGTCAAGCTGACCAACCTTGGCATCCTTGTTAGCGTTAGCCCACAACGAACCAAAGTAAGCCTGCCAAACCGGCAACGGCTTACCCTCAGCGTCAACAAAGTCGCCCTTAGTCATGCCCAGCACGTACCGCTTCGGGACCGCAATAGTCTCCAACGCCAACTGCCCGTCAGTCACAGCGCGAGCCGCAGCGTCAACCAGACCAATGACGTCCTTCATCTCTGACACCCCACCCCAGTCACCAGTACGGCGCCGGTTCAAGAACATCACGATAGGCACGCGGCCTAAATTGTGCGCATCAGGCGCGTTTTCCGGG